ACGCTACCACAGCCTAACTGATAAACAACGGGCTAAAGTTCTACAGTTGGTGGAACAGGGTATACATATCCGCTATATAGCAGAGAGATTTGATATAACACAAACTACTGTGAACGACATAGTTAAAAGGGCAAAAGGAAAGGAGTGAATGATGAAAAGATTTCACTTACACAAAATTAGAATAACCTCATCAATGAATGATATTGAATCTAAATCGGCTCACATGGAGGAAGACCCTAATGGCAAATGGGTACAGTATGAAGATGTATATGATGAAATTGGCGAAAAATGTGATTGTTGCGGACGATACGGGCATGATAGGCGCACACTCCATATGGCATGTGGTTATGATATGAGTGAACTTGGTCTGCCATTCACGATGTGTGATGTCCCGGCGATCCCAGGATTCAATAAGCGGCAAACATATACTCTTAGGTGCTGCAAAGAGTGTAGAGGTGGGTGGATGGACGCAATAAAGGAATGGTTCAATCATGGGGAAGATGATGACTAACTGCTCCTTGCTTGCCCTCGACTATTCCCAAATTGAACTCCGTGTGGCAGCCCACGAATCACAGGATCCAACTATGCTCGACATATTCCGTAATGGCGGTGATATGCACATGACAACAGCCTGTCGCATGTTTGGGTTGCCACCGGATAAGATAGATGATAAGAAGCACAGGAGACCAGCCAAGACCACGAACTTTGGCACTATATATCTGATAAGTGCAAAAGGGCTATGGACACAATTCCAGCATGAGGGGCTTACTGAGTTCACTGAGGCGGATTGTCAGGGTTTCCTTGATAGCTGGCGGCAGACATACCCCGGCTTCTTTGATTGGGTAGAGGAAGTATCCGCAGAAGCCCGCCGTACTGGCATGGTCAGGGATATGTTTGGGCGTATACGTTGGATACCAGAGCTACAGTCCTCGCTCAAATGGATAAGGGAAGCGGGCATACGGCAAGCTGTCAACGCCCCCATACAGTCGGGAGCAGGTGGCATACTCAAAGAGGCAATGGGGCGACTACATCCTATCGTTCAGCAATGGCAGAGCGTTTATGGCGTTGTATGTCGTCCCTTGCTTCAGGTGCATGATGAGCTGATATTTGAGGTAGAGGATGAATGGTTGCCCACTATAGCTGCACAATTCCATGATGTTATGGTGAATGCTATGAAATTAAGTGTACCAATAAAATTGGATGTAGAAACTGGGCGTAACTGGAAAGAATTGGAGGCATATGAATTATGAGAATGGATATTCGTAGAGGAAAAAAGATTCAGAAAACCATACACGAGGTATTTCCTAAATGGATGATAGATAGAGTATGGGTTGATATGAAGTATGTCTGGGTAGAATATAATCCTATATGGGATGCGAATATACGTAAGTATGTGACAGATATGGTGGTTCTATTCTTTGGTTGCATTGCTATTGAAGATGAAGAGGAGTGGTTAATGATAGACAATTTAATTAAATTCCCGATTGGGCGAGTATGAATGACCGTGATTGGGAATTCGCATTCGGCGATCTGGGAGATCCACTCGCAGACATAGAGTGGTGGATGACACCACCATTCCCCGAATACATGATCTTGGAGCTACGGGAACAACAACTTAATAAAAAGGAGGTAAAGTCAGATGATTGAACGTGCACGTCAATACCATGCATACGAGGTATACCGAGACCTCGGCTATGGGCGTACATTCCGGGCTGTAGCAAGGGAGGTTGAGGCATCTCCCAGCATCATATCCAAGTGGGCAAAGCTATTTGGGTGGGATGAGCGTATTACCCAGCATAATACTTCCGTAACCAAGAAGAAAGAGATGGGTGCCTTACTAAAGGTAGACGACCCCATTGCCCATAAGCTCGTAGATGCCATGGAACGGGTGGAAGCGATAATTGATGGTGCATTTATACAGGAATCTACCGGAAATCTAATACCTCAAATCAAAGTCACAAGTGTAGAAGAGCTAACAAAACTCATCTCAGAATACCGTAAGTTCCTTGAAACCTATCACAAATTTGTTGCCGAACACATGCCAAGGGATAAAAATGAGAAGAAAATGACACATATTAACCAGTTTAATCAATATATCGGGGATGTATCACAGGAAGAACGAATTGCCATAATGGAAAGGCTTAAAAATGGAGATGCCACTGGAGGAGATAAGCAGTCTGAGGGAAGAATTCAGGATGCAGATTTTGAACAAGTACCTGAACGAGGGGATGAAGACGGACTTGGACGTGAAGGAGTTCCTGGCAGCACTACAGGTGGCAGTAGTGGGGACAAAGGTACTGTGCGGGAATCCTGACCATGTGCCGCAGTTCCGACCTGTATCTGACGTACTCAGGGATATAGTACGGTATTACGTTATATGGGCGTGTAGGTCGGGCAGTAAGACGTTCCTCTATGGCGGGTTGGACTCATGGGTGAAAAGCTGTAGCAAGGCACGTTATGAGACTCGGTTATTAGGCGGCAGTAAAGACCAATCACTCCTTTCTTATGAGGCTATGAAGATATTCAGGGACGAAACTGACCCTCTTAATTCTCGTCTCGTTCGTGATATTATGCAAACCAAAGCAGAATTTATTAATAAATCAAAGGTATCCATCCTCACCGCCAGTATGACAGCGGTACGTGGGCCACATCCCCAAGCACTAAAACTTGATGAAGTGGATGAGATAGATGCGGAAGTTTATGAGGCCGCCCTTTCCCAACCTACCTCAAAATACGGTCACAAGGCCGTATTGGGCATGTTTTCCACGAACCATAACATCATGGGGCAGATGGATAAGGCACTGGCTAACGCAAAGGAGAGAGGGCATGCTATTTATAAGTATTGCGTGTGGGAGTGCTTGGAATCATGCCGGGATTATAACTGTTCTACATGTAAGTTAGCTGCACTCTGCCCGGGTAAGCAAATGAAAGGTGCAGACGGCTATTACAGCATCGAGGACTTCATAGGAAAGCTCGAAACCCTTTCCATGTCCATGTTGTCACGTGATTGGTTGGGTATCAAAGTAGGGCTTGGTGATACGGTATATGAACAGGAATGGAATGAGGATCGTAACTTGTGTAGTGTGTCGCTACGGCAAGTACCTGTGAAATTAAGTGTTGACTTTGGCGGCGTGTCACCATTCTCTGTGGGTGTATGGCAGGAAGCCCCAACAGAACTTGGTGGTAAAGGTACATGGATACGGGTTACTGAGCTTTATATGTGCTCGGAGGGGGCATATGAAGGGGATACTAAAAACAGGGAAGGGTCTGTTACTAATGCCCAAGTCATTAAACGGGCGTTGATGGCACCTTGGGCTAAGCTGGTGGATGAGATAATACCAGACAACTCACGCCCGGACAGTATTCAAGAGTGGAGAGAGGCATTTCCCCACGCTAAGATAATTATTGTGACCAAAGACATAGACGGCATGATAGACCGTGTTAAATCGGCTCTAAAGCCCATTCTCGGTGCGCCGAAGATGCTTATTAACCGCATATGTCTGCATTGGAGACAAGAGGTATTGATGTATGCGGTGAAGAATGATAAACCAATAGATAAGAATAATCACTGCTACGATGACCAGACAGAAATACTGACTGAGCATGGGTGGAAGCTATTCAGAGACTTGGACAGGACTGAGAGGGTCGCCTCTTTGGATGGAGATCGGGGGCTTATTTGGGTACAACCATCTAATTACGTAGACTACGGCCATGAGGGACACATGTTTAGGTACTCTAACCGCCATTTTGGTTTCTGCGTCACCCCTAATCATAATATGCTTGCCGTGCGGCAATTCGATGCGAAGAAGTTGAAGCGATACAATCCGACTTTTGTTCCGGTAGTGAATATTAGAACTGCTGTAGGTATAAACAACAAAGGTAGGCGCAAGCAAGCATCCTGTTGGTGGATTCCAATGCGGTGCATCCCAGAAAACAAGGGTAGCGGTAATGTACCAGTGGATGGTTATTTTCTTGGGTTCTGGTTGGCAGAAGGGTGCAAATCAATCAGTGGGTTCGGGGCAAAGTATGTCCATGTAGATAACACTAACTTGGATTTGCTTGATAAAGCTACAAAGCGGGCAGGATATCACCAAAAACCATATATGGCATCATCTGGTTGTCATAGAGTAAGTATACGAAGTGACGAGCTTTACGACTTACTCCCCAAGCAACGCAGTTGGGAAAAACGTATTCCGCGCTGGTTTATGGAGAACGCTGACTTGTACCAATTATTCCAACTCTATGAGGGTATGATGGACGGTGATGGTTGTTGGCAGAAAGCCAGTAGCCACTATAATACCTGTAGTGAGGGGCTTGCAGGGGACTTCCAAGAATTGCTAATCCGAATTGGAAAATATGGAACTGTGCGCCAGATAGGGAATATCGGTGATGTTAGTATGATGCACGGGAGAGAGATTACATCTAAGCATAACCAATATAGAGTTATTGTGAACGACAACGGGTCTGTCTATAAAAAACTCGATGGAAGGAAGCTGGAAAGGATTCACTACTCAGGAAGAATATATTGTGTTGTCGTTGAGCCCCACCACACAATCATGGTCAGGAGAAATGGCAGTACAATGTGGTGTGGGCAAACGATGGACGATACAGGGTACTTCGCCCTTGCTAAATTAGGTGAGGAAGAGGGAGTGTATATTGGAACTACTAAAAAGGATGTGATGCCAGAATAACATACCACATATAGTGTTAATTTTAATAATTGCTTGACAACTTCAACATATAGACATATCATTTGTGCAGTGTGGCATTTTGCAACACTCAAAGGTCAACCAAATGAATATGCCTAAAATCTTTACCAACTTTCTTCAAAACCCATATCAAACAAAGCAATATAAAGCGCTCTCAAAACGGAATGGCTTAGTCATACGTCAGGTTCGTAATCTACAGAACGAGATTCAGGCTTCAACCGATATAACCACGAACACAGATTCCACTTCCTCAAAACATTACGTTGGCACTCCCACCGCATACAACACCTACAAAAAACAAGTAAATGAACTCGGCCGTCTCTATGACAATGTTGCCGATTGGGGCTGCATGATTGCGAAAAACGTCATTGATATGCGGACAGCATTCTCAGTGGGTACGGGCGTAAGAGTAACAAAACGGACTGAGTTTAAGGGGGATGCAACAAAGGAATTGGAATGGTGTAAGGAGTTTATGCGGTTCAATAACCTTGATGAGGAAATGCCACAAGAATATGCTAAAGAGGCTGAGATTGAGGGTAAAATACTTCTAAGATTCCTTGTAGACGAAAGAGCAGGGAATATTCGTGTTATCCATACTCCTTGGAGAAAATTCAATTATACGATTTATACACCAGACTTTGACTTCTTCAATTACAATAGGGCTGAGTACATTGGTAGCGGCGCATCTAACATCAAATTTGATTTAAAACCAGAGTTCTTCGTGTATAAACGCTTCGGCGGGTGTGTGGACAAGGTAAATGAGACGCCACCCAAGGTAGCATTTGTTATACGTGAGATGAGGGATGTGGATAAGGCAATATGGGATTGGAGGAAGATAGACAGGTTGTTCTCAGCCCCTACTCCAGTAATAACAGCACCGGACAAGCAAACTGCTAAGGAGATACAGACATGGGTTGAGGATAATAACTGGCGAATAGGCAAGCTACTCATCCTTGGTGGATTGAATGTTAAATTTGAGCTTATTGGTTGGAAAGGTGATGGTTATACGACCCTCAAAGCGGAAACCGAGTCATTAGTCAAGACCATTAGTGGTACTACTGGCATACCAGTCCACTTCCTCGGGTATCCTGAACTCCTATCCAACCGTGATACCGCCGAAAACCTCATTGAACTCATTGTACTATCCACCAATAAAGAACGTAATACATGGATGGGGGCATACGAAGAGCTATTCCAAAAATCCATGGTCATCAGCAACACAGTTTTTGGTACGAAACTCGACCCAATGGCAATAGATGCCATTATTGATAAACCTGAAATGACTACATTAGAGGGAACAAATAATGCGCCAGTACCTAAGCGCCCACCAAGTCCAAGCAGCCAACCAGATTGAGCTTGGGGAAATAGTTGAACCATTGACGATGGAGGGTATTAAGAGGAGCGATCCCCATCCCGAGATACGTTTATACTCGGTAGGGCATGAGGGTCAAGCTAATCTTCACCTTCCTGGTATTGGTAATAAGACATTTACATGGATTCAGGCAGCAGTTAGAGCGGTAGCAGATAAACTCAAGCTCGGCACTGCTGTATTCGACCGCCACGATCCTGACACAAATTCCCATGAAGGACGTACGCAGATTGGTCAGGTTGTTGGCAGAGTAGTAAAACAAATAGGCGACCGCTTCAATACACTTGCAGCAATTCACATATTTCCACAATTCAAGTCCAGACCACTTGATGTTGCAAGCATTGAGGCTGATATAGAATACGACCATGATGAATACCAGGCATGGCCAGTAAATATTAATAGCGTGTCCGGTATTGCACTAAGTAATTCCGGCATTGACAGCCCCGGCTTTCCGGGTGCAACCCTTCTCGGCGCAGTGCAGGCTTATGTGCAGGCGTTCGGGAGTGACTTTGGAGATAAGAAAATGAACCTGTCTGATGTGAAAGTAGCAGTGAAAGACCTCGGATTAACACCGACACAGATATTTGGTATTGATGATATCATGGGGGACACAGCAGTAGTTGGTAAGGTAAAAGAAGCGAAAGAGAGTACGTATAATATGTCTGAGCGTATTCGGAAAGAGCGGGATGAAGCGAGAGAACGGATTACGACCTTGGAAAACACAAATGCTGAGACTGATAAAAAACTGAAGCAGCATACGATGCAATCTAAGAGTGTTGGCGTTCTTGATGCCGTATTAGCCGAACCTGAGCGTAAGCTCGATGATAAAGCGAAGATATTTATTAAGCGCAATCTCAAGGACTTCTCCACGGCTGCTGAAAACGAGGATACGCTCAAGGTGGATGTAGGTAAGTTTGTTGAAGCTCAGGTAGTGGAGTACGGGGAACAGGCAAAACTGTTCGGAGTAGATGTGGGGAATGCACCCACTCCAAGCTCTAAAGTATTCAAACTCCCCCCTGAACTCACCGTGGATGGTCAGACGTCATCGCCGGGTACACCTAACAGCCAACCGGACATACCCCCCTCACGGCAGGAAGTTATTGCCGAGGAGATGAATCCTGATATTAACTCATTGATACCGGGTGGGAAAGCTGCTCAGGAAGCGCAGAAGACTTAACAGTAAGGAAGTATTATGTCAGTTCTTGGAGGAACAGCATTTAAATTGCGCAGTTCCACGCATAATGACCCTTATGCCTCACTGGAATTTGAAGCCTGCACCGGTTACACAGCAGGTGATATAGTTACAGTTGAGGATGTAACGGGAGTTGTGGTGGGAACTGTAGTTTCAGGGAAATCGGTAGTTGTTGTATACCAAGCTGCAAAGATTTTAGTACCCTGTGTGGAAGTTACATCCGGCAATCTCGCAGAGTTCCAAGTAGGTTGCAAGGTGTATGCTGATGTCGCTAACAACGAGGTTACACCCGTTGCAGGCGCACTTAATCTTTGTGGTATTGTTGTTGTAGCCGCCGCCGTTGGAGATGAGACGGTATTAGTTCATTGGATGGGTGCTCTTGAAGTAGTAGCCTAAAAGGAGATAGTTAAATGTATAAAGGAAAAATAGTCTCTGATTGGGATTTGGTCGAGCGCTCAGGTGGAATCGACAATCCCAAAACACGAAACATGATAAGAGGAGCTTTAAACCATTTCTTGGTTGAGCCCTTAACTCCGCCTTTCAAAGCGGCAGCACAAGCGTTTTCCGGTACGGGTGACGTAACTGCTGCAAGATCCGCTCTTGTTCAGGCGTTTGCTACATCGCAGGACTTCCCGACGAGTGTATTGGAAGTTCTTGATAAGTATCACCAGACACTTTACTTTGATACCGGGTATGAACAAGTATTCGATATGATGGATATGCGGGATTCCAACCGTAATGGATTCAGTATTACGGACGTTATATCCGGTCTGACATTTGAGAAAGTGTCAGAAGGTGAGAAAGCTAAGTTATATAAAATGTCCGGTAAGAAAGTACCTGTCACTCTTGATATGTATGGTGCGGGTCTGGGCTGGTCTCGGCGTTTATTCGACGATAAGGAATATTGGTCTATCGAGGATAATGCCATCGAGTTCAGAAATAAAGCATACGAATCGAAGGCGCAGGACTTCTACGATCTGATTGAAGGTACAGCCGCCACATACGATCTTGCATGGGTGGCTGTGGAAGGTGCTATCCCTAATACCAATGAGAATTATGTACCGCTTAGGGATATTAGGACAATCAATCAAGCATGTGAGAATATCTTGTTAGCATGTAGGGATCTTGGCTTTGGAGTAACACCAGCAAGTGAGTTCATAATTCTTGCTCCTATCCAAATGAAGAACAGGATACCTCGTGCGCTCGGTATGGTACAACAGCCTTTCTCAGGTAGTACCTCACAGGTTGTATATAACGTGCGGCCTATTTATACTCTCATGCTTACTGATACCGAGTCCTACTATGTCATCTTGCCTAAGAAGAAACTCAAAGGAGCGAATCGCATGGATTTGACTATATTTAGCGATTTTGATATTGAGTCATACACCGACATTGCAGCTGGATGGCAAAGATATGGTGGTGCGGTAGGTGAACTTAGACAAATCGTGCGTTGTGCAACAAGTTAAATTGTCATGACGCCGTGCCCAGCAGGGGAGCCTACGCCAGGGGTTCCCCTGTTTAATAAAGGGAGGATTCATGTTAAGTATGTCAGACCTGCATAAGAAGAAACACAGAACCCCAAGCCCGCCAATAGATAATGAGACCCCGCCTGAAGACCAAATATTGTCAATGAGCGATTTACCCTCTCGGGGGCGAAGACACCAGAGAGCCCAAGTAGCAATCAAAGAGGCTGCGAAACCCGCTAAGATACTTACAATAAGCGACCTACCAAAGCGTACACGTAATGTCCGTAAACTGGCTGCTGAAGTGCGTAGGACAGTTGCAACAGGAAAGGGAGCTGGGAGTAGGATGCTTGGTCCTAAAGTATTTGCTGACTATGTGCGTAAGGGGGCATGGAAAGGCAGACGGTGTTTTATCATTGGGGGCGGTCCGAGTGTTAAGAATGTAGATTTGGATTTATTGAGAGGTGAATTGACTATTGGAATTAACAGGGCATATGAATTACTTGATCCGAGCATACTTTTCGGTGTGGATGGCCAGATGTGGGGGTGGGTAGAGCAAGGTAAATGTGGCGAGGAATCCAAAAGGAAGTTTAATGAATACAAGGGTTATAAGGTATGGATGGCACTGCATGATGTCTTCCCCCCTGACTTTTATCTTATAGATGTGGATGATAGAGGTGGGTATAGGATTGGGAGTACAAAGTTACTGGCATTTAAGAATAACTCCGGGTATGGGGCTATTAATCTGGCGGCGGCATTGGGAGCAAACCCCATCTACTTACTTGGGTTCGACATGCAAGGGGATAAACAGGGCAAACAGAAATGGTGGCATGATGGATATCCTATGGATTATGGCGAGAACGTCTATACACGTTATATTGAGGAGATTACTAAATTCGCCCCGGTGTTAGAGAAGTCTGGTTTTGAAGTTGTCAATCTTAATCCGAAATCGGCTTTGAAATGCTTCACGTTCGGAAACTATAAGCAAGTAATTAAGCGCAAACCCATCATACCAGAGGGTGCCATACAGGCTATGACGAAGCCGGGGATGATAACGGCCATCACTCCTACGGGGGATAGACCTCTTGCATTCGCCCTCTGTAAACATTGGATGGATATGCAGACTGTGAGACCTGACCAGTGGATTGTAGTTGATGACGGAAAAGTACCCATTAAACCTCCAGCAGGTGCTACTTATATACGGCGGGCACCTAAACACAACGATCCTAACCATACGCTTAACCTCAATCTCAGAACTGCCGTGCCATCCATCAGAGGCAGTAAAATAATCATTATTGAAGATGACGAGTATTATGCACCTAAATATATAGAAACAATGGCA